CAGCTCAACGTTGGGTTACCCATACATGCCTCTAATATTACATATGACTTCGGAATACCAACCAAATCAGAATCCACAACAGTGGAATCACCATTCAAAATATTCCAATTATCCTCCAAGGCACGGGATACCCTATCCTCACTTCTCTTACTCACAATTCTCTCCTGCCGTTGCCGCCAAGCTAAAAACCGTCGCACACCTACCATCTTGGATCCCCAAGAGGCAATCTGCTTCGATATAGCTACATCCATCGCAGGCATATCTCTTTGTTGAACCTTAAGAGAAGTTAAGCCAGTCTGACACACTCGATCTTCAAAACGTAAAAGATGAACCTTCCCATTCTCGTAAAACACATGTCTAGACAAGAATTCTCCAGTCTCACCTATTTTAGCGTCTTGCATGACCAAACCATACTCTACATATACTTGCTGAGCTTGAGTCAAAAATAACTCCGCCAAAGCTCGTTCTATAATTATACACGTGTCATCACCGGCCTGAAAATGGAACATATCCTTGTTCCATTTTAATCCACATTTATTACATATATACATTGATAAAAATAATATCCTCAAAGTATTACCAAATGTTGTACGCGAAGGGTGTCCACTAAATACAGTGCCAAATACCTTTGCACTTAGTAACCTCAATATCTTCTTTTTACGACAATTACGGACTTTCTGTGTTAAACTCACATCCGTCCATAAAGCCGTCAGGTTATCTATTAGTGCTTGGGTTTGGCAAGTGGTAAACCCCAACAACGGACACAAAGTTGGCAGCACTTGCATTAATATACAATTATCTACATCCCGTAAAAACCACAAATGTTGCAAGGAATCGTGCCGAGCCCCATCCCAGACCAACAAGACCGGATCTTTCAGTCGATGCCAACAATTAGTCATTCTTGTTGACAATTCTTCCGGAGAACACCCAGCTGCAAAATTAAGCGACAGTGTAGAATGCTTTTTCACCATCTGCATCAATATTTGCATCACCCAACCGCAAACTCCTTTAACTTGCTCCTTGGGATCATAAATATTTCTGGGTTTATACTTATCACTATCAAGATCAGGCTTGCCTATCTTATGATGTTGCTTCTCACCTACCTTCACCATTATCTCCATCTCATTAGGGATCACGGGTTTGGCTAAAAACCGATCCATACCTAACATATAAGCCTGTCGCTTCCTTCGTAG